AAAACATTGATTTATAACATTAAGACTAAGAATTTCAGTGATTCTACTCCAACTCCTAATCAAGAAGGTGCTGATTATGACCTGAAGAATTGGATTGAAGAGCATCCAGGTCAAGCTAAGTACATTGCTGAATTAGGTGCTAAATGGGGAGTAGATAATATTCTTGAAGGTCTTGAGCATGATATGAATGAAGGTGAGAAGACTTTTAGTAGAGGATTCTCAGACGATCGTTGGTACGTTATCGCTCGTGGTGCTAAGATAGTACTTAAGTCATTTGATAACGAGAAGGATGCTAATGAGTGGGCAGATGCTCATAATACTGGATCCATTAAAAGAAATATGGTTATTAAAGGTAGTGATGCTAAAGCTCAAGGTTTTACGTATCGATCACCTGATGACTATCAAGGTTAATTCACATATAAATCCACTTACTATCAATTTAGTCAGTGGATTCTAAATAAAATTAACATATGAGTACCGATACTGAATTTGTAGCTGAACAGAATGCTATACTTGGAGCTGAACATCAATTAATAAAACTTCAGGAGATAGACATGGATACTCAACTCAAAGCTGCAGGTAAAATTTTAGGATACAAGAAACTACCTCCGACTATTGATGAGTTTATAGAAAATGACTACTATTTAGGTAATGTAGCTAGGAATCTATATCCATTTTGGCGAGAACAATTACGAGATATATTTCCTACTCCGATTCATACGAGATATCCAATTTTAGTCATTACTGGATCAATCGGTAGTGGTAAGTCAACATTTTCTCGTATCTGTGCTGAGTATCAAATGTGTAGGTTGGATCATTTAATTGATGTACATAGGTCCTTAGGAATCATGCCTGGTAAGAAGTTAGTATTCCAATTCCTCATGCCTAATAAAGCTAATGCTGATGTAGAATTTCCAGGAACCATAGCCAATTGGAATGAGCTATCTCCTTATTTTAATGGAGGGATGATGTATGGAATGGATAGGTATGAGTTAGCTACACAAGGATTACGAGGATTAGGTGCTATAGGTCGTGATGTTATATTTTATGTATTGAGTGAGTTGAATTTTATAGGATATGAGAAAGCATTTGATTTACTCGATACTGCACTGAAAAGATGGACGTCACGATTCCAAAGATTTACTGATTACTTTGGACAAGTCATTATAGATACTTCTTCCAAGGATTCTGATTCTATTGCTGAGGATTTTGCTGCTAATAATCCGTACGGTGATAAAGTTAAATTGATCCATACTAGGGAGTGGACTGTTAAGAAACACTTAAACTACTATTTTAAGCATGGTAGTTTTAAGGTATATACTGGTGACTCCCTGCATAGTCCTTTTATAGTCTCAGATACGAATCCTGTACTACCTGAGATGGATCAAGAACGAGTATTAGACGTACCTGAGGAATTAAGACCTGATTTTGAATTTAGTCTTGAGAAAGCACTGATGGATAAAGCAGGAGTCGCAATTCAGGCTACGGATCGATATATCACGGACTTCTCTAAAATTGAGTCATGCTTTAATATTAGAAAGTCATATAGAGATGTTATTGATGTTGATTTCTTTGATCCTAATGATAAATTAATCTACCAACTACAAGAAGCAGTAAATCAAATACCTAAAGATCGAATTTTATTTATACACTACGATATTGGTGTGACTGGTGACAATACAGGTTTAGCAGTAGGATATTTTGATAAGTGGATCGACTATGGTGAGAATAGTGAGAATAAGAGAATGAAATTACCATACATCAAAGTTCCAATAGTAGTTGGCATTGGTAGGAAGAAGGATCAACAAACGTCAATATTCAAACTTCAAGAATTCGTAGTCGATTTAAGTGAGAGGAATGAGGTTTACTTTAGTGCTGACCAATTTGCATCTCGTCAACTCCTACAGAATCTTGAGTATATAGGAATTAATACCAAATATATTTCTGTTGATAGAACTGATTCTGCATATATCTATCTTAAGACTCTAATGATGAATCATATTATTGACTTACCACAGAATGAGATACTAAAAAGAGAGATAGCAGAATTGAGGAGGGTAGGTAATAAGTTTGATCATCCTAGTACTGGTAATGGATCGAAGGATACTTCCGATGCCACTGCAGGTGTTGTTCAAAATATATACTTAAACCTCGAAACAGCAGGTCAATTATCATCTACATATATTGCGTCGGGTGCATCCAAAGCAGTACAAGATAGAGGAAAACGACCTACCGACAAATTCCAAGATATGATTAATACAATATATGGATAATTATGGCATATAACATAGCAACTAATGGTACAGTAGCAGTTCCAGAAGGTAGAACTCCTGAAGCCGATGATAAGATAGTTATGGTTCCCGAAGGGCGGTCAGCTCGTGCAAGTCAAAAGATCGTAAAAGTACCTGAAGGAAGAAAACCTAGCGTGATTAACAAGAAACTTTACTAATTAATATACTTGGATGGAGCTATAATATGCTTCATTCAGCTAAATAAAATGAAGAAATGGGATTATTAGATGGTTATTTTACTCCTGATACGATTTATGGAGCTATTCAAGGTGATTACAATGAATTGCTCAAGGGTAAAGTAAATCGTCCAGCACCAGATCATACAGTAATGGATATAGCTGATACTGTAGTGAATGGTGTAAATTCAGGATACGTGGATTCGAGTAAATTTGATAAAGTAAAATTAGCTCACTTACTCAAATCAATCAATCCTGTATTCAATACTAAGGGACTCGATCCAGTTAAATTACTCCAAGCTACCTTAATGGTGGCTGAAGATAAGAAACGACTCCCATTACCAGAGCATACCCAAAATGATACTACCCAAATATTTCAGGCTGATGCAGGATTTCATAACTACTCAGAAGAGTCAGAAGGTCAAAATCAGACAAGGGATTCATTTGATGAGCAATTCGATCCTAACTCAGAAAGGGTAAATAAAATCTATCGAAGCATTATATCACCTTATGTAGATAGTAATGGACCTAAACCTGAAGTAAAAGATACTCTCACAGCAGTTCAACAAGTATCTCAGACTTTAAATGTAGATATTGGTAGAGGATCACTAGGTGCTTTTGAGCCTGGCAGTAATCATCAATGGCGAATCCAACTCTATCCATATGAAAGAAATGGTGTAGATATAAGTTTGGATGCATCAGCTGAAGTAGAAGGTAGTGGTAGGTTAAATGAAGGTGCTAACCAATACAACATAGTTCCACCACTACCATGGTATCCGATTAGCATAGAGAAAGATCCAAGTAAGTCAGATTTACCATTAGGAGTACCTTCTATATTTCACTTCGGTTATCATTGTCCGGCTATTCAGTACTCCCTCTCACTAGGAAATACTCAGAGCAAATCTATACCACTATTCAATAACTCAAATTTCCAAGTACCTAATGGAACTGCATACTCACCTACTTTAACGATGAGTGTATTGGATGACGTTTATGGGTCGTTCAGGAATTGGTATCATAAATATCTGAACAATTTATATGACTTAAAATCAGGATCAATACCGAGATTTGATACAGCAGCATTATTAGTTCGTCTCATAATCTTTAAACCTAATTTTCAGCCTAAGTATGAGTTCCGATTCATATGTGTTCCTGATACTTACTCAATCGAATTCCAAGGTACGAATGATAGCGATGAAGAACTCGTACAATTAAATCTTAGTATAGTTGGTATGTTGAAGATGAGAAATACATATGCTCCCGGACAATGGGCTCCTGGTGGTAATTATGATACTGAACGTTCTAAAATGACTTGGACTGATATAACGATGAGTCCTTTAGTTGATAAAGCTGAGACTAAATAAAACTGAAGAAATAGATGTCAAAAGTTCAATTAGGTACTATACACTTCTCAGTACCAGCAACATTTAGGAATTGGTATGTTGGTGGTATCGTAAATTCTGAGTCTGGATTTATGGTACCCACATTGATATCAAATGCAGGATACTATAGATTAATATTTGGTGATTTTCCTTATGCTGATATGTATGAGAAATTGATCACTGACTATAATCTACCTGCAGTTATACTTCCTCATATTACTCCTCTATCGATTTATAATAGATCTTCAGTTAGGTTATTTAGAGTAGCTGATGATATATATTATGCTCATCCAAGATACAAGAAATCATATACGACTTCAGGTACTTGGAATTCACCGACTGAGAGCGATTTTAATGAGCAATTCGAAAGAGAGGATTTATTCTATAGCACCTTATTAGATTTTAGTAAGGTAGATTGGAGTTTATCATCCACTCAATATTTCTGCATTCAAATAGGTAGAGATATTGTTTGCTTTTATATTAATACTGCACCTAATCTTGAAATCAGTAGTATACAAGTTCAGATTAGTGACTTTGATGACTTAGTACAAGAGTTAAAGTCACAATCGGATTTAACTGCAGTATATGATAATCAAGGAGAGTATGAAAGCTTAGTGACTGATGTATGGAATTCTATATTTACTGACGATCAAGGACAACCACTAACTACAGTCAATTTGGATGTCACTACTGAAGAAGGTGAAGAGAATTTTAATGCTCTGATCGAAGGTATTTATGCACGATCTTTATATACTCTAAGTCATGATTATGTAGTATCTGAAATAAAACTACGAAACTTTACTACCACTGCAACTATCAATAATTTAACTGATATTGCGATGGAGAATAATTATAAGATCGTAGTCGTAAATTCAGAAATCTCATATGACTTGAATCTGTACGTATTTGATGGTCTTACTATTTCTCCTGATTATAACTCGAGTCAGGATCAATTATGCAGTGATCTAAATGAGTATAAGTTAATTGATTTCTACTCAAAGATAAAAGGTCCTGCAGGTAAGAATATCCTAGTACAGATTAAAGAAAGTCCATATCCTAACTCGTATGAAATCAATATTGATCTAGGAACCTTATCAGAGTCATTTATATGCTACCTGACTAAGAATGATGAACTCCCTGACGATGCAATTGACTTAAGACTGCTAGGGAGATACTCACAATTAGTCGAATGCAAAATATATGACTATCTCGATCCTAGGTATGGATTAATCGACCAACAGGATTATTTTGAGTTACATGGTACTAATGAAGATTATGATCCAAATTTAGTAATCAATGTAGAACTCCCTATTGGTTCATATACTTTGAATAGAAATGAGGAAGAAGTGATTAATCAAGAGAGTTATCAGAATTCATTACGTATATTTATGGATTCTGACTTCTACCCTGATTTATTTCTTGTCCCTGAGGTATTCTATGATGACCAACTTCTAGACGTACTTTCTTTAATGAGAGGTAGTGAGGATTGGAATAGATTAGGATGTTGTGAGAAAGGTATTTATAGTCAGGCTTTAGTTACTCTATCAAAAGAGCACTTAGGACTTGAAAGAGTAAATTCATATAATCGAATGTTGTATTTCTATGACAATATTTCGATTGATGACATAAGCTACCCAACATTCTTCCCATTCATAAATCAGATCATCTCAGGTAATCTATTAGAAATCCCTGCTGAAAATCTAAAGACTACATATTCCAATTTTGAGGTAGGTAATCTAGTCTATTGCGGTACTGTAGCTGATAAGTACATACAAGTAATAGAGGATAGTGATGGAATTATTGTAGATACTGAAGATGGAATACCTAATAGTATAGTCAGTTTATCCGTTGATGTACCTGATGGAGTTGAGATTGTTGAGCATGAAGTAGATAATATTACAGGACTATTAACAATTCCAAGTGATGTATTGATTGATCCAGATTCATTCTCATTTGATGACGAATTGACTGGACTACTAGAAGGATGGAGTAGGAATATAGTCACTGCTTACGGACTTACTGAGATACTGAGCAAACAAACTGAACAACTACTTACACTAGATGGAATAGAAGATAAAGTTAATGCTAGGGAGGTTATTGGTGATGCTGATGTTGGTAGTTATGTAGTCTATCAAGGAGCTAGATACCTTGTGACTAATGTAGAATTTATAAACTACTATGGACTGAATGGTATTGATGAATTAGTACCTGAGAGTGACTTAGAATCAATCGAAGTCTGGTTATCAGCTAATAATATCAACTACCTTCACTATAATAATCTCTACTATTTCTATCCAAATCTGTATGAAACTAACAATCAAAAGAATCTATTCATTGCTCAGTTCAATTGCAGTAAAGTGAGTCGAGCGTTCTTTGATTGGGGTAGGAATCTTAAAGCTAGCAATCCATCAAATTATACCTCGAGAGTAACTTCAATTATCTCTAGACTACGTTCTTGTTTGCCGTATTTGTCATCAATATCTAGTATACAAACTCTGAATACCAATAAATTAGCAATCCAAGTGACTACTACAATGAGTCGACTTGTTAATAAGGTATTTAATATTAACTTTGAAATAAATTTTAATTAATAGTACTATTTATGCCACAGAATTTGTTTCTTAGGTCAACTGATTTATTGGCACATTCAGATGACCCATTGAATTACATCAATTATCAGAATCTTGAGCAGGAGCATAAAGAATTCATGAGATCCGACTTATGGGACCTCGAATTCCTGACTTCTCCAAGAGCTGTGTACTTCCCTGGTAATCCACTGATCAAGGCAAGATTAGCGAGTGTATCACCTTCATTCACTGGTGAAATTACTCAGTTAAATGCTATCGTTCGTCAGTTCTATATTCATCAGGCAGTTAGATCACAGCAGTCAAATGGTTCTATGTCTCTGCACTTCGTCGATAGAGAGGATCAAGCTATTGCTGCATTCTTATGGGATTGGCAGCAGAAAATCGGTTCACTCGAAGATCGTTATGCATTTAGAAAAGAGGATACCATTTGCACTATTAAACTCACTCACTTCAATGTATCACGTAAGCCTATTGCCAAGTGGGTATGCTACGGCTGCCAATTAGCTTCTGGTGCTATTGAAACTCTTAATCGTCAGTTCTCTTCTGATGATGCTTCTATTATTGGTGAGTGGGATGCTACTATCAATTTTGAGCACTACGATTATGAATTGCTGAATCTTTGATATGTCTTTAGTACCTTGGATTTAATTCTGAGGTACTAACTAATAAAATTAACTTTTAAAACTCTGGTACTTTAATAATAAAGTACAACCCTGAATTGAGAGGGATTGTGATGCTATTTATTTCGGTCACCAGAATGCTGCAAATTTATTAACATCTCATTTCTTCATATATTTCTTGGGTATGCTACTTAGATGGCGTACCCTTATTTTCTTTTGAGTTGGGAGTATAATACAATCTACCAAAATTCCACGCTAAATTTAGGCACATTTCGCGAAATCCCCTCGCTTATGATAAGAAAGAATATAGGTTGAATATAGGCAAAGATTAAGATAAATTGAATAAGTTGGATAACTACATAATTTGACAGAAATAAATCATATGAAAAAAATGGATAGATATTGAGATTAATACTGATTCCCTGAGTACCTGAATACCTACCTCAGTCTCAGTCCATGCTCCGATACGTTAGCACTAATCGAAGTATCTAATTAAATAACATATAAGAAACGTATGCAATTACTAACTCAACAATTGCCTTCAGGTTATCCCTATTCGATAACCTCAATAAATGTGAATCCATTGAGATTTGCAGAAATACTTGAATACCTTGATCAAGTTCCAGAGTCACCAGTCGAGAAATTCTACTTTGACTATTGTATTGTGAAGCAAGATGATCCTAATGTTGATAATCTTCTTCTATGTGATCTCGACTTCCTAATATTCTTCAAGAAAGGACTCACAATATCTGACAATTTAAATTTCAATACTACGGCAAGATGTCCGTACTGTGGAGCTACGATTCCTGTTCATTATTCACTATCTGATGTCACTTTTGAAAAACTCGATCCTAACCTATTTAATGGACTTCAGGTATCAATAGGAGGTACGACACAAGAAGTAAGAATGCCTACTGTAAGCGAGTTTATGAGGATCTTTTCTAATTATCGTAGGTTCAAGAGAATAACTGATATGAAGATTATTAAGTTAGTCGCTCTGTTCAGGGATTCTATGAGCTACCAACAATCAATAGAAAAGATTGTTACTTCAGCTACTTACGATGACATTACTACTCTTGCTACGCTTGATCAATTATTTTATTCATCGGTAAAACCACTCAAAGTCACTTGTACTAATTGTACTGACGAGAATGGAAATAAGAGAGGGATGGAGATAGCCTTGGATAGGTTGATCTCCGACTTCTTTCGAACAATCATTGAAAATAACCGACTTGCTCCATCTAAAATTATATTTAGAAAAGCAAGTCCAGGTGAGTAATATAGAAAGATATACATTAGGCTTTTTAAGACAAATGGCTGACTTGTATAAAGAGAACCTAAAGGATTCTAAGGGAATCGATATTGCATTCCCATCATTTAAATTTAATTATCATTAATTATGGGTTATAGGGCTAAACCAAAAGTAAGAACGAGACCGCATAACAAGCCTAAACGTAATAATAAACCAAAGCAACAAAAACCTAAGCAGCAACAACCTAAACAATCTACAACTTCACCTACTCCAGCAAAGGCAAGTAAGGTAAAAGGATTAAGGAAGTGGATTGGTAGGTTATTAGGTGCAGGTGGATTGGCAGCAGCAGGTAGTCTATTAGGATCATTATTTGGTGGTGACGACGAAACTACTGCAGCGAGGTTAGCGAATAGCATGCCGATTGGAGATGCTGATGACTTTGGTTCTATCGGAGGTGGAGTTAATGGTGGTAGTGGTATTGATGGTGCTACTGAGTTAGCTAATGCCAATACAGATAGTAAGGCTCAATCAGGACTAGCAGCAATCAGTAAAGCTCAGGAAACTAGCATACATCAATTAACTCAAAATGCAAGAAGTATTATCGATGCATTTTCTGATGTTGATGCTACTCCTACTGAACCTACTGATATTGAGATTGTAGCACCTCCTGAGAGAAACTTACATGATATAAAGAAAACACCAATATCTCCATACATAAAAGGTAAAGCTACTCCGACAGCTATTGCTACAATTGGTCAGTTAATATATGATCAATCTGTTACTTTATACTCAGGATTAGAAGCACTTAAGGATAACACTTCGAGAATTCTTGGTGAACTATCTAAAGGTAATATAATAACTAAGGAGGGATCTAAGACAATAGCTGAGGTTATTCACGTATCACAAGAGATCGAGAATGTAAAAGCTAAGTCGAACTACCAAAGTGATAAGATAGAAGAGTCAGCAGCCAAACAGAGAGCAGCAATTCAAAAGTTAGCTGATACTAAATCTCATGGTGCTAATGCTGATGTTGCTACTAAGTCCAATTCAGCAGGTCAAGTCTCAGCAATTAATAAGATTTCGAATGCAGTAGATAGAGCACAAGGAAGATTAGCTGAGGCACAAGGTAATGGAATCGAAGGGCGGTCCGGAGGTCTTTTAGGTAATTTGTTAGGATTGGCTGGAGGATTAGCTGGTGCAGGTATTTTAGGAGCTGGAATGTTAGGTGGTGATGAGACGCCTGAGGAGATCGAAGAAGGTAGTGTAGGTGAAGCTGATTATCATCATACTACAGGTGACCTAACAAGAGAAGCTGCTATTCTCGGAGGTGCTACTGCAGCTAGTTCTCTTACTGGTAGTGCAGTTAAAGCTGCTGAGAAACAAGTGGCTAAGAAGGCTACAACTACAGCTACGACTAAAGCTACTGATAAAGCTGTATCCAAGGCAGAAACTAAAGCTACTGACAAATTATCAGCTAAACTCGGTCCTAAGGCATTTGCTAAACTCAATGGTAAGTTAGCTGCAAAACTAGCTGCGAATTCAACTGCTAAAAGGATTCCTGTACTTGGATTACTAACTGGAGGTGTATTTGCTGCTCAACGTGCATTAAAGGGTGATTGGGCAGGAGCTGGTATGGAATTCGGATCAGGTGCTACTTCATTACTTCACTTAGCTGATATGTTTACTGGAGCTGGAGGAACTTTAGCAGCAGTAGGAGCTGGATATGCTATTGATGGTGCTCTATTACTTAGAGATCATTATAGAATAAACTCTGCACTTGATTCAGGTGATATAATGAAACTAAGAGAGTGTGGATTTGAGTACGGAGACATAGCAGATATCGCAATGTCTATGGATCCTGATAATCCACTAAGGAAATCATTTGAGAGAAGATACCCTAATTTTGCTACATTAGAGACTGATATTCTTGATGATGCTACTAACTGGACTGGATTATTTAGGACTGATAAGAGTCAATTGAAAGCTATTGGTAGTTTCATTGCTGCTTCTACTCTTGATGAGCATCCGAATAAGTACGCTGCTGAAGCCATCAATAAATATATTCCGACTACCAATAACGAAGAATCACTCAAGAAACTAAAGAGACTAAAGTTAGGTATTACAGGATTAGCTGCATTGGATGAGAAGGGATTACTACCTAAAGCTTCTAAGGATATGATCATTGGTGGTAACTTTGATGACTGGTATAATGAAGATGTTGATGGTGATCTTGATACCTCTAACTTTACTATACCTGAGTCATGGAAATCAACTCAACTAGGTTCATCCACTAATCACCAACTCAAACTAAATTCTGCTGAGAAGATTGGTAAGGGTGCAGGTAGTAACTTTATTGATTTCTCTAATTTATTTGGTGAGTTTGATCCGAATATATTTAACTTCGGTAATATATTTAGTGATGAAGATGAAGGATGGATTTCTAATACGAGCGGACCATTAACTAAAATCACCAATGCAGAACAACTATCCAATGCAAGATCATTACTAAATAAATTCAAGACTAAACTTGGATTGAATGATAAGCAAGCTATTGGAATGTTAGGTGTATTGCATGCTGAAAGTGGTCTTAATCCTGCTGCTGAAAATGCATGGGAAAAGAAGAGAACTAAAGCATACGGTGAAGGTATTGCACAATGGAGTAATGATCGTAAAGAGGATTTCGCTAAGTGGTATGCCGCAACTATAGGTAATGGATTTAGAAGTATTCATGAAACACCACTAGATATCCAAGGAGATTATTTAGTGTATGAATTTAGTCACAAGTATGGACCTATTTTAGAGATGATGCGTAAAGCTGGATCTCTTGAGGATGCTGTAGATATCATGCGTAGAGGTTATGAGAATGGCGATGGTAGGAGTTTAGCTAGTATTGATATGATTAGGAGAACCTACTCTAAGAATTATCCAGGTAGAGATGCATATTACGAAGGACATAGTAGGAGATTAAGTTCTGCTAATGGACTTTGGGATGCATTGATAGAAGGTAATTCAAGTAGTTTTGGTATCAATCCTAATTACTCTTCCATGCTAGGTATTAATACTCCATTTAATCCATTTGCCGCAGCTAATAGACTTCAAAACGATGCATTTAGGAGTTATAGGAATGATGGTTACAAGAGTCCTACTGATGGTGAAGGATTATGTGCTGCTCATGTCGCTAATGCATTAATGGCTGGAGGAATAAGACTCAACAAACAAGGCAGTGCATATCAGTATAATGATGAGTTACCAAGAGTAGGATTTGAAGAGATTCCATTCGATACAGTACCTCAAATTGGTGATGTTGCAGTTACTGATAGAACTGGTACTCATTTGGATGGACATATTGCGATGTGGGATGGTGAAAGATGGGTAAGTGACTTTGCTCAGACTGGTATTCATGTATATCCTAAGAATGAAGGTAAGATTCGTAAGTATCGTTATCCTTCAGTTGCTCAATTGCTTACTACAAATAATGCTCAATACGCACTTGGTAGCAAAGTATATACTAAACCTCCTGCAATCTCACCTATTGAAAGTAAGGCATTCGTAACACCGAGAGCTATGGCTACTAATAGATACATAGCTGACTTGAATTCATTAGCTGAGAAGGGTACTGGTACTGCAGAAAGTAAAGGATCTAATACTAATCCTGATGCAACTCCTGTAGTAAATGCACCCACTTTTAGACAAGGTGATACAATTGTTAATAATAACCAGCAGTACATAACTAATATTCATAGAGATGATGCTGCACAAGCTGAATTGATGTAATGGCTGAAAGTGATGCTAAACAAATATTAGAGGAAAGGAAGAAGGTTATTAGGAGATCAATCAAGAACCTAGGTAACTACTTCAATTTTAGTGCTGATTCAAGTACTCCTCAAGGTGCATTTAGTGACCAGAATATATTTTTCGAGAATCAATTAAGTCAACTCCCACTCACTTGGAGATTAGTAGCGTTTGATAATATATCTCAGACCGATTTCAATAATGGAACTGTGATTCTGAGAGGATTATTAGAAGAGACTGAAATCTCCTACTCAGTGGAGCATTCGTGGGGAGGTGAAAGTAATATAATAACTACAGGTCTTAATAAATTCGTAGATCTAATCAATAAATACCAAGGATACGTACGTACTGGTACTTCATTGGCAAGAGGATTAGAAACTGCTACTGCCAAGAAATTTACTTTTGGTGGATTGAGTGGAGTAGAAGATAAAATTAATGAAGCAAGGGAGTATGCTAATAAAGCTCTATCTGCTATTAATGATCATCCTATAATGAGTGGGATAAGTGAACTTTCTAATACTCACTTCATGTCTTCTACTGAGTTTATTAAGGTATTTAATGGTACTCATATTGACGTTACTGTACCTCACTTAAGAATGACTTTATTTGATTACTCAGATAGAAATCCTGAGTACTCTATAACCAATGTAGTCAAATGGTTAAATTCTATCTTTATTGGTGATCTCTCGACTGTTTTAGGTGCATTAGGTGTTCAAATGGCTCCTTATGCATTCGAGAGTAATTTCAATACTATAGGAAATGAAGTCAGAACTCCAGGTACCTTTGTTCTATGGATTTCTGATAAATACCAATTGAGGAACTTGGTTGTTAAGGAGTTCTCAGTGAAGTTATCATCATTCAAACGTAGAAATGGTGACGGTACTGCAAGTCAACCTCTTTATGCAGATATTGACATAGGATTAGAATTCTGCACAATGATGACTGCTGATGACATTAATAACATGATTTTAAGTAACTCATCAAATAGTCAGAGTAATGTATAGGAGAACTAAAGAATATATCAAAACTAATAATGCAGAACCTACTATATTTATCCAAGGTGATGATGTTCAAAATTCTGAGTTATTGTATAAGTTGGATAGAGTAACTGAATTCTCGCTCTATACGATTACTAAGTACGAACATAGAATTGATTTGATTGCTAGGGATATCTATAGTGATGAAAAGTACTCTTGGATTCTGCTCTATGTCAATCGTTGTTCAGTAGATGAATTGGTAAGAGGTAAGGTTCTGAAATACATTCCTCAAACTTCATTAAAACTGCTTATTAATAGCGTATGATGACAGTTGAAATAGCTAATAACGTTCTAAAGATAAACGAGTTAGCCGATGAAGGTATTCAGTTTGTATCATTTGAATTAGAAGAGTCAATTTTAGGTCCTCTTCCTAAAGCTAAATTAGTAATACGATGCAAGAAGGACCAAATAGAGGACCTAACTGAGACTATCGTAACTATAATTGACGATAAAGGAAATCAGCAAGAAGGATCGATGTATGTGTATGATTTGAATTATTATGATAATCAATGCACTATTAAATTCTTAGGTTGTCCTACTTCTTTTACTCGTGATACATGTGTAACTAAATACTCTAATATAAAGAATGCAGTCCAATCTATATATCCTGGAGAAGTTCTTAGTAATGTAGAGAGTGACATATTGGATGATGTAGAAATATACCAAACCAATGAGAGCAATTATAAACTATGCAATAAGCTCCTATCGTCATGGAGAAAGGATACAATATTTGGATACTGCCTTGATGGATTGAGATTGATGGACTTAAGTAACTATCAGCCATTAGATGTTGATATATTCTCTTCTGGTGGTTCATTGAAAGTTACTGATCCTGCTTCTTTATCTCGTCCTAAATTATATGAAAAGCAACTAGAGTTTATCGACTATTCAAATGGTGCTGACCCAAATCACATCTATGCTAAGTTTGATAAAATGCTAGTTCCAATTAATACTGAATATAAGGACCTAGTGAGTAATCTAATCTACAATAAGAAGTTTGATTCAATGGCTACTACGGTCAATTATCAAACTAGATTCTTAGCACCAGTTTATCTTTGTGATGGTTTATTGATCAAAGGTAATGAAGGTGATTCAGTAAGTACCTTTTCTACTGAAGAGATGTTTATAGGAAGTAAGACTATAAGATTCTATGATCAGAAGGTAGAAATGGATTTAGCATTGAGGTCCGTAAATCCTTAATGTTAAGTTAATCAGTAAATAGTTAATATTACTACTACGCCTAAAACATATTAACACCGAAG